GTGGCCCTTAGTGATACCAAACTCCGTAGCATCAATGCTAAGCCATACAGCGGCGCAGCTGAGGTCACAGATGGTGACGGGCTAAGTGTACGCATAACTCCCACAGGCACGATCACATTCCAGTTTCGTTATCGCTGGAACGGTAAGCCCGTTCGCCTCTCCATTGGCCGCTATCCCGCTATGTCTCTCAAGGAGGCGCGCGTAGTCGTCGGTGAGATGCGCGAATTGTACCTCAAGGGACTAAACCCGAAAAATTATTTTGCCAAAGAAGATGGCGAGTTGACTCTCAAAGAGTGCCTGGATCAGTGGTGGGGTAAGTATGTTGAAACGCTGAAGCCGAACACTCAGACGCTGTACAAGTCAGTTGTGTACAACACGATGTACACAGAATTCCCGGACGCTCCGGTAGTAAACATTCCTGTTTCGGCATGGGTGCGTTTCTTTGATAAGCAGGAAAAGAAGAACAGCAAAAAGGCCAGGGTGCTTCTTCTGCAGCTACGTTCCGTCATGAACTGGTGTATCAGTCGCCAGTTGATCCCATCGTGCGAAGTCCTGAAGCTAAGTGTTAAGACCATTGGAAAAAAACCTGATGTGGGTAGCCGAGTTCTCACGTATACCGAGTTGGCTAAAATCTGGCTGGCGCTGGAGAACAACAAGATCGTTACCTCCAACAAGGTGCTTCATCAGCTGCTTTTGCTTTGGGGAGCCAGGCTATCAGAGCTGCGCCTTGCTACTGCCAGTGAGTTCAATATGGATGATCTTATCTGGACGACTCCAGCAGAACATTCAAAGATGGGTAACGTAATCCGTCGCCCGGTGTTTGACCAGGTGAAACCTTTTGTTGAAAGGCTCCTCAATGCTGGAAATGATGTTCTGTTTCCCGGCCAGGAACTCGACAAGCCTATAGATCGCTCGTCAGCAAATCTCTATATGAAAAAATTAAGGGATAAAATTGATATACCAGAGTGGCGAACACATGACTTCAGGCGTTCGCTGGTGACGAATTTATCAGGGGAAGGGGTTATGCCTCACGTCACTGAAAAGATGCTGGGGCATGAGTTAGGGGGAGTGATGGCGGTTTATAACAAACACGATTGGCTGGTGGAGCAGAAGGAAGCATACGAAAAGTACGCGGACAAAATATTTTGGCAAGTAAATAAGTTAAGATAAATTCTTTTTGTTAGGTTTGTCGAGGTCATCATGAATAGCGAATTATTAAAATGGCTTGTTAGTATCGTTACATCAGCAGCATTTATCTCTGGAGTTGGCTACTTATTTAGAGATAGTATTGGAAAGTTTCTTACAAAATCTATTGAACACAAGTTTGATACAAAACTTGAAAAATTTAAATCTGAAGTGAGAGAGGGCGAGAAAGAACTGGAGCAAATAAGGAATTATCTTTCCAATGTGAGAACAAGCAGGGATTCTGTTCTCCAGTCAAAAAGATTCGAATCAGCTGAGAATTTAATTAAGATTCGTAAATACCTAATTGGTTTATCTATGGCGGTGCAATATATGCAGATGCTTAATGTCAAAGAGATAATGAAAATGGGAGATGACCAAAGACTTAATGACTTTATGGAAGCTATCACAAGGCCATTAAAAATAAATGAAAAGTTAGAAGAGTATAATGGTTTTGATAAGGATACTATGAAATTATATTTGAGTGAAAGCACACTTAAATCTTTTGAAATATATGAATCAATATCTTTGTTTGCTCTAATATCTCTTCGTTTTTTGTCAATCCCCTTAGCTAGAAAACACAACATTCTAAATGAAGGAGAGATAAGCAAAAAAATAATTGAGGTGATTCCTGCTTCAAAGGAAGGTTTTGATAAATTTGGTGAGATTTATATTTATAATTGGCACAATTACTTTTATACCGATGTATTAAATAAGCTTAGGAGTGAGTTGATTGGTGAAAACAATATGATCAATGATACAAAGTCTGCAGAAAGGCTTGCTTTGGATTTTCAAAAAACAAAGGGTAGTATAAAAGAACTGTTAGCAACCTATGGGTTGTCTCAGGGCTTAATAAATGAAGGTGGGATGGAAGAATAGTGATGGGTATATATTGAAATATAATAGGTTAGTGTTCTGTATGGCTTTAAATGTAACTAAACATACTTAAAGCCATTGTGTTTTACTTTTTGTTAATTTATCTGTGGCTATTAACTCCACCTCTCTCCAACCATTCTGAAACTGCTTTCCTGCTATAGCGTGTTGGATAGGTGAGAACAGGTTGAGGAAAACCATGCTCTTTACGTAAACGCCACACAGCTGTTTTTTTCTTCCCCAGCAATTCGAATACTTCTTTCTCTTCCATAAAATCCTTAGAAGTCATAAGCACCTCATTCAAAATTACCGTTAAAAATACATGTCCCACACCCGCCGCGAGCCCCTTCAGTACAAACATCACAGCGGTCAACTTTTTTACGAAGTTGTTCTTTGATGTGCAGCCTTGGCTCCCCATCTTTTGGTTCCGGCCATTCGCGCTGTTTGTTCACTGCCAGCTTTTCGATCATCGCCTGGGTAATCTGTTCGTCGGTGATACCGGCACGACGCTGGGCATCCCACATCAGGAATTGCATATCAGCCCACTCGGAGAGGTCACCAGGCTCTGCTGCAGCTTCCAGCGCCTCTTTGCTGAGGTGTTTCAGCGGGCCAACCGGGCCCACATTGCCGAAGGTAGCCTGTGACCATTCAGCGTGTTCACGGCGAACCTGATTGCGAGCAAATGAGAACTCCCCCATCAGCGCTGCCAATGCGATTTCAGTAATACGCAAATACATAGCTGCGCGGGACGGATTGCTGAATTCACCCTCTTTTAAAAACTTCGACATTTCCGCCACGTCAGCACGGCACACGGCGATTAATTGCTCATTAGTGAATGTGGCGATATCAGTCATTCCAGGCCTCCAGCTCGTTCTCTATTTCTTCGTCGATCTCGTCGTTGGTAGCTTCTTCATTCAGTTGGTCGCGGGCTTCTTTGAGATACACTTCACGACGCTCCCGGTACCATTCTGAGAACTCAGGAGTCCAGCCTTGTAGGGAGCCGTCAAAGTCAACTTTGGCGTTACGTTCAGCCATGCTCTCGACCATGCTGTAAGCGGTGGTAAGCGCCGCTTCGCGGATATACCCACGAAGGTCACGCTTGCGCCAGTACGGATTGCGCTTTGAGTCGCAGAATGGTTTAAATTCAACTTCCCAGCGGCGGATGCAACGTGCGTTCAGTGATTTACTCATGCTGCCCACCATTCAATAAACATGCAGATACCAACGGTTACTACGGCAATCAGCACCCAGCAGATCACATCTAACAGGGCGGCGAACCGACGTAGGGTGTATTTGCTGTAATTCTCAGGATCAATATTCATACCGCCTCCCCAAGTACCCAACGAAGTGCGCTTGCATACTCACCCTCGGCTGATTCCAGGGCTTTGATGATTTCTTTGCGGGTTTTCAGGCGCGGCTTTGCCTCGCCGAGGATCTGACGCTGACGCCGGGCTTTTTCGTGGCCTTTGGTACCAGCAGTTGCCGCTTCGATTTCCGCTACCTTTTCCCGCTGTTCTTCGGGTTTAAGCGATGCCAGCTGACGCGCCTGGGTAACGGTGACCGTTCCGGACTCCACTGCATCGCGAACAGCCTGGGTGGCATCCAGCAGTGACAGCGTTGCGCGTACGGTCTGGACACTCACGCCAAACATCAGCGCTAAATCGTCCTCGTCGTGCCCGCGCTCCAGCGCATCAGCCATTTTCTTTGCTCGGCCCAGTGGTGTATCTGCCTGGCGGATTTCGTTAGCACTTACCATCGCCTGAGCCATGCGAACGGCGGAGCCACGTTTAGCGACTGCTGGAACCAGTAACGGTTCTTTACCCTCTTTCAACAGTCGCTTGTTGGCTTCCAGTGTATGGCGCACACGCTGGCGACCATCGACTACACAAGACAGGCCAGTCTCCGGGTCTTTCCAGACGATAATCGGCTCAAGAACGCCCTGGTCCATGATGTTCAGCACCATTGCCTCGCTGATAGGCAGGTGGATACGCTCATCGTAAAGCGGGTGCGTTTTGTCGGTAACCAGGTGCAGGTTTTCAGGTTCGAACGTCAAAACGTTCGTTTTGCCACTCGCGCCATATACCAGCTTTGAGTCTTTAGCCATCAGAGAGCCTCCACGTTACGGAATCTGGTGGGGCAAATTGCTTTCAAGTCGCGCATTGCTTCGAGGACATGCAGATTTGTGCGCTTCTTGGTGTGTCGCTCGGTCAGACGATCACACTCTTTCGCCCAGGATTTGACCTCTGCGAGAAGGGCGTCACGTTCGGTGCGCGTCTGGCGCAGAGCTACATTCGAAACATCGAGGACGGTAGCCAATTCCTTGATGATTGCTGCCTGTTCTGGTGGCATAGTTTTGGCTATTTCGTACGACTGTTTAATAAGTTGATTTGCTGTCTTAGCCATCTTTTGTTCTCCATCTGACGCGCTGCAACGCGTAAATTTAGGGTGCAGCAACCCAACCCATGAGAGTGGGTGAATAGCTGGTTAAAATTTCTTGCTGATGGGGGACCGCCACTGCAATGGCGGTACGTTAGTTCTCCACACAACGGAAAGAGCACTGAAGCACTGGAAACTCACTTGACTAACACAGTGCTTTTTCCTGTTGTGTGCCGGGCTTCCACCGGCTCCCATCTGTTTTTAAAGCCACTCAGATATCGTCTGGGCTGCGTCGTCTCTTCCGACTGTCATTCGGGTTGAACTAGCCCGAAACTAGATTGAAGGGTTATAGCCCCTTACGGCATTCACGCCCTATCGCGTGTGTCGCGTATGCCACGCCAGCACCGACAGTAATCAAGAAATCTGTTTAAAACCGCGAGAAACTAACTTTTTCGCTTCAACTGCACTAATTTTTTGAATGTTTTCAGCATCATCATTGATAAGTGCTTTTGCGATGAACTTATTACGTGCGTAGATAACGACAAGCTCTGAACCTTCGTTGATTACTGCTGTGTAATAATTCATCGTGTTAACCCTTATCATTTATGCTTACCGAACGGTTGCCTCCCCGTCTCTTCCGAGGTGTCACACCTTTTCGCCGCGCTGGTGGGGCGCACGTCGTGCCTGAAACACTTAGCTTGCACATTCTTCCGGAATTCCTGAGAGCGCATGGATAAAGGTAACTCTCTGGCGGCTAACGCTGCATGTGCCATACAGCGGTTGCGAATATTGCCGTTCACAACTGGAAGCGCACTCCTTCAGTTACAAACCGATCCCCACCGGAAAGAAGGGGAATGCGCTTCCATGTTGTGTGCATTCGGTTATCGGATAAACGTAATGTAGGATAACTTACCTTGGGGTGTCAATGATTATGGTAGGAAATCTTACATTGAGGTGTAAAAAAAAGCCGACAATGAGGTCGGCTGTTTGTAAAAGAAGGGGGTTATAAGTCAGTTACAACCTGGCGAACGACTCCGACAATCTTGCAATTTCCGTTTACTTCAAGGACTCGGTAATTTGGATTCAGGGGGACCAGGTATTTTATAGGCCCATCGATTACAAATTTTTTGAGTGTAGCCTCGGCAGATCCCATTACCTGCGCGACAACTATCTTACCGTTAACCTCAAGTAAACTACCGTAATCAGGGTCAACGACAACGATTGATCCTTCGGGGATGCTGGGGGCTCCGTTCGGGTTGGTCATTGAGTCCCCACGGACCTTGAGAGCAAATCCTTCATCACAAAGGTTAGCTGTAGTATAAATCCATTCGGAAACATCGCTTTCAGTCACGGGGGCTCCGCTCTCAGTCCACTCTCCAGCTTGGACCCAAGATAGTACGGGTATTCTTTTCACGCCAAACCGTTCTGTTGGTTTGTAAGCCGCCTCTTCAGCATCTGATTCACCTAAGCCGCTTATAATCCACTGAGGGTTTGTTTTTAACGCAGTAGCCAGCGCCTGAAGATTAGATCCTCCAGGTTCATAGTCGCCTGATTCCCACCCAGTCACAGTTACACGATTCACGCCTACTAATTTGGCTAAAACCGCCTGGGTTAGTTTCAGTTCTTTTCGTCGAGCCCTGATGCGTTCATTCATTTTCATGTAGGTAATCCTACCACTTTGTAATGTAGGATTCCTTGACCTTGTAATGTAAGATATCCTACTATTATGAAGTCTATTCCTTTCCATCTGAGGCAAAAATGAAAAAAGAAGACGTGATCTCTTACTTTGGCACGGTCGGCAACGTAGCAAAGGCTTTAGGCATCTCACATGCATCTGTATCTGGATGGGGCGAGATTATTCCAAAAGGTAGAGCGTTTGAAATTCAGGCACTAACAGAGGAGAAACTGAAAGTTAATCCCGAACTTTATACAAAGCCTAATCAAACAGCAGCTTAACCGTAACTACAAATCGAATTTTAAAGGGGTAGGTGTGACAAAAAAAATTGAATCAGAGGTGATAAAGCGGTTGCAAGCGCTCAACCCTGAAACGGTAAGGCTGGATGAAATGAATCGAGTAGTGACTCTGATCGGGTGGACCTTATCAGAAAAACTTCCAGACACCTATAGCGATGAGAACAAAGGCAAGGATATCGAACACGACTCCGATTCGCTTGGGATTTCTCGGGTAACCAGAAATGGTTGCTGTAACCCGACCGAGGCCGTCGTACTGGAGCATTTCCTGGTAGGGGTGGTTAATCCACTCACCAATGCCCCAAAAAAAGACGCCAAGGGAAACCAGTGCTGTAGGGCCAGGAGGATATGCAGAAAGAACTCCAGTACCGTTCAGCAGAAAAACGAATGCACCAGCGACAATCAAAACTTTGTACCAGTAGTCCAGAGTCAATTTAGACAAAGGGTTATTCATTTAATACACCGGCTGTTCCGTGGGCTAAGAAAGTGATTTTAAGCGAAGGGTTATCAACATGGTAGAACAAAAGCAAAGTTTGAAAGATGTAGTCAAGGCTATGTGTAAGTCCATACATGGTGGGCGTGAGGCTATGGCTGGCGCGCTAGGCATGACCTTAACGCAGTTCAATAACAACCTTTATGAGAAAAATGGTTGTCGTTTCTTCGAAGTCAGCGAACTGGAAGCGATGGAGGACATTTCCAACACGTCGTTACTGGCTGACTACTTCGCTCGCCGTCGTGGTGCTCTGCTGGTGGATGTTCCGCACCTGGAAGAACTGGACCGCGTGGACTTGTTTAGCCGGGCAATGCGTACCTCTGCCGCCAGGGGGCAGGTTGATCAGATTATCGAACAGGCGCTTGAAGATGGCGTTATTGAAAGGCACGAGGCCGAAGAAATCATGGTGCATCACCGCCGTCACCTGGCAGCTCGTGAAGAAGAGATTGCCGCAATCATCACGCTTTTTTCACGCAAAAAGAAGTGACGCCAGCGAGTTGCAGCTCCTGGCGTCGTGGCGTGTCGTTATCAGTGGAGATTACTAACGCATGAACAGTTTATCAACACAATACCGCAGGTCGCAACTTGTAGCGCGGCCAGTTCCTGGTGGAGCAGGACCGGTGCAGTTCGTGTATGGGGTAAGAGTACCAGGCGGGTTCGAGCCTGTCTGCTACCAGTTTGCTCAGTGGGTGGTAGGGGACTTTAACGGCCAGGCGGAGAAAGTATGCGAGAGCTCAACCGATGGTTCAGAGATCACTACGGTGTCCCAGTCAGGGTCATACGCTGGGAGCCCCAGACACAGCGCGTTATATACCTGCGTGAAGGGTACGAGCATGAATGCTTTAGCCCCCTCGAGCAGTTCAGACGAAAATTCAGGGAAATAGAGGGGTCTTATGAGCCTGTTAATGCCATCAAGGCCGATAGTCATCAATCCTGACCTTGCGTATAGCATCGGCCTGAATGAAGCCATTGCGCTGCAGCAGCTTAACTACTGGCTGCAAGAGACTAACTCAGGGCTGGAGCGTGACGGCGTACGCTGGATCTACAACACAACAGAGCAATGGCTGGAGCAATTCCCGTTCTGGTCTGAATCCACTCTGAAGCGCACCTTCACCCGGCTGAAGAGCCTGGGCGTGCTTAAAGTTGAGCAGCTGAACAAGTCCCAGCGCGACATGACGAACTACTACACGATCAACTACGAGAGCGAGCTTTTAGATGAGGTCAAAGTGACCAAATCGAAGAAGTCAAAATGCGCCGCTCCATCAGGTCAAAATGACACGATGGAAGAGGTCAATGTGAAACGCTCCACCGGGTCAAAACGAACCGCTGTCATCAGGTCAAATTGGCACGATGATCTTACAGAGAATACAACAGAGAGTACTACAGAGATTACAGGTAAAGACTCTTGTCCGGTTGCGCTGCAACCAGACCAGACCGATCCGGCAGATCTCGTTCTGGATCATTTCAATCGGGTAACCAACTCGAACTATGGCAAGGGGGGACGAACCAAAACGACGCTGGGTTATATCCGGGGACGGCTGGCCGAAGATTACAGCCCTGAAGACCTGATGCTGGTGGTTGACTACCTGAACGCAAAATGGGCGCAGGATCCGAAGATGAGCGACTATCTGCGGCCCAAAACGCTGTTTGCTCCCGAGAACTGCGTCGAGTATTTCGACAAGGCCAAAAAATGGGAGGCCGCCGGACGCCCAGCCTGGACTGGCGGCAAGTTGGTTAAGCAGGATGATATTTTCAAATCCAGTTTCGCCAATGTGGTTTATACAGTGCCAGCGGGGTTCCGCTCATGAGTAAGCCATTTTTGAAATGGGCTGGTGGAAAGTATACCCAGCTGGCTGACCTGTTCGTGCATATCCCGGCAGGGAAACGCCTGATAGAGCCATTCGTTGGTGGTGGGTCGGTATTCCTGAACAGCGAAAAGCACGCAGATTACCTGCTGGCGGACGTTAACCCGGACCTGATTAATCTGTATCAGATGTTAGCGGTCGTGCCGGATGAAGTGGAATTGAAGGCCCGCTGGATGTTCGAGCATATGCGGTCACCAGAGGGCTATGAGCTGATCCGTTCCGAGTTCAACGCTCAGACGCTGGATGCTACTGAACGCGCAGCTGCATTCCTGTATCTCAACCGGCATTGCTTCAATGGCCTGATGCGCTACAACCAGGCGAACAAGTTCAATGTGGGATGGGGAGGCTACAAGGCGCCGTATTACCCGCTGGTCGAAATGAAATCCTTCGCCGCTGTGGCGCATAACTGCGTATTTATGACCGCTGACTATCGCCGGACAATCAGCCTGGCCGGGAAAGGGGATGTGGTTTACTGCGATCCGCCTTACGAACCGATGCCGGGAACAACCGGATTCACTGCCTACGCCGCTGGTGGGTTTAACTGGGAGAATCAGGTAGACCTGGCGAAGCAATGCGTATCAGCCTTTCACCGTGGGGCTCGGGTAGTGATTTCTAACTCATCTGCACCGAAGGTTCTCGACCTGTACCGGGAGCATGGTTTTAACCTGCAATTCATCAAAGCGCGCCGTTCGATCTCCTGCAAAAGCAGTACGCGGGAAGTCGCAAAAGACGTTGTAGCGATCCTTTAAGGGGGCTAAATGAAACTGACTTTACCATTTCCACCGAGCGTAAATAGTTACTGGCGCGCCCCGAGCAAGGGACCGCTGAAAGGCAGGCATCTGGTAAGCGAGACAGGGCGCAAGTTCCAGCAGGCAGCGAGAGCGGCGATTATTGAACAACTGCGGGCCGTTCCCCGGCCATCCTCTGATCTGGCTGAGGTTCACATTGTATTGTATCCGCCGGATCAGCGCCGTCGGGATATCGATAACTACAACAAAGCGCTGTTCGATGCCCTGACTCTAACAGGCGTCTGGGAAGACGACAGTCAGGTTAAGCGCATGCTGGTGGAGTGGGGGAACATCGTGAAGAAAGGGAAAGTAGAAATCACCATCCGACGTTTTCGTGCAGCTGCCTGACGTGGAGATTATATGAGAGCACTACTAACCCCTGAGATTGCCCCACGCATGGGCGTTGTTCTTCTTCGCCCAGGTGCTGATCTCATGCCGATGTTCAGGAGAGGGCGGGTACTGATTGAGCCTGCACCGGAAAAATACAGCGACTACGCAACCGGCGCCATCCCTCCCGCCACGCAGCCACTTGCAGGAGACCCGGTTTTGAAGCCAGTATTCGAAAACAAAGACGTCATTCTGCGCGCGGGTGGTATTAGCTCGCTGGAGGCCGAGCTGGAGCGTCGTTTTGAATGTCAGTACCCGCACGGTTCGTGGCACAGCGAAAATTTTACGCTGTTCCGGCATGAGCCTGGCAGCATCCGCCTTTGCTGGGCCTGCGATAACCTGCTGCGTGATCAGTACACAGAGACGCTGGCAGGCATTGCGCGTGAGAACCTGGTATCCTGGCTGATAAAGGTCATCCGCTCACAGCTGGGGTTCAACGAAGACCATCAACTGACGATCCCCGAGTTGTGCTGGTGGCTGGTAATAAACAATCTGGCGCACGTCATCCCTGAATCGCTGGCTCGGAAAGCCCTGCGATTGCCGGAAATAAAGCATCAACCGGTGATGAAGGAGAGCGATATTGTGCCGGAGCCAGCGGCGAGCGAAGTGGTGCAGAAAAAGATTCTCGGTCTTCGCGTAGATCCTGAAACGCCGGAATCATTCATGCTGCGACCAAAGCGCCGCCGCTGGGTAAACGAGAGCTGGACGCGCTGGGTTAAGTCCCAGCAGTGTGTCTGCTGTAACAAACAAGCAGATGATCCCCATCACCTGATAGGCCACGGACAAGGTGGAATGGGAACAAAAGCGCACGACCTGTTTGTGTTGCCGCTTTGCAGAGCGCATCACGACGAGTTGCACGCTGACACCGTGGCATTTGAGGAGAAGCACGGCTCACAGCTGGAGCTGCTGTTTCGATTTCTGGATCGTTCGCTGGCAATTGGCGTGCTGGCATAGTGGAGAACGCATAATGATTAACCCGTCCGAGGTTGGAAAAGCTGGTGAAATGGTCAGGCTGAAAACGTTGGAGGCCATCTGGATTCAAGGGAAGCTGCGCATGTGGGGCCGCTGGTCTTACATCGGCGGCGGTAGTGGTGGAAATATGTTCAATCAGCTGTTGGCGTCAGGGAAGATAACGAAGACCGCTATAAACGATGCTTTGCGCCGTATGAAAAAATCAGGCATTACCAAGCCGGAGCTGGAAGCGTTCTTTAAGGAAATCCTCAGTGGTAAAAATAAAAGCGGTCTGGCTTTCTGCACAGACGACGAGGGACTGCTGATTGATAAGGTATTGGGGGCAGTCCTCATTACGGGTGGTCACAAAGAGCTTTACCACCTGCTGGTGGATCATTACCGGTTACGTAAGAGCAAACGGCGCATAGCGGAAGAGCTCTATGAAAAGCATCCAGACTGGTGCTTTATGACCTGCAGGCGAAGAGTTGATACATGGCTTAGTTTGGCAGAATCGATGCTGTACGCACCAATGTGTGACGCATTCGGCACAAATGGCGACAGATTTTACTTGCAAAGTGAGCCAGAAACTGCTTGAATTGTGATAGGCTCGGGACGTTAAAGCGAACTGAGCAGCATGAAATAAATTAAAGGCCCAAGGCTAACCCCCTTGGGCCTTGTCATTTCTGCACTCCGGTCAGGGCTCTTGGGTAGAGACGTGCTGCACGATACGTTAAAGCCCTCTGCGCAGAGCCCTGAACCAGATTGCTGGTTTAGCTCAGAAGGTAGAGCGCCTGCCTTGTAAGCAGGATGTCGGCGGTTCGATTCCGTCAACCAGCACCAGAACGGCAGCGGGGCCAGCGTCTGAAGCGAATCCCGATCACAATGCGTAACTTACATGTCCCAGCTGCGCGCAAAGTGACTTTAAAGCAGGGCCACAATTTGGATCTGCGCAAACTAATGTTGAGCGCTCCGTACCAGTAAGCGGAACAAAGCACGATTGTGGTGAAAGAACATATCGGTTAATCCCGGCCCATAAAGCAGCGATAAAAATTTGTCGATTGGCTTTAAGTGAGAGTTGGGCGCTCACCACCACACAACCATAGGCTCGCATTTGCGGGCCTTTTTTATATCTGCGCCCCGCCCGGCGCATAAACCTGCAGAGCTTTTCGGGGTGAGCCTTTGGAATGGTCGTGTGACTGTTCTGCAGGGCGACCACTCCGGGCGAAGGCTCACCTCAAAAGGATAGTCACATGAAAAAAGTCATCATGGCCGCTATTGCGGTCGCTTCGCTGTGCCTGAGTAACGCCGCTTCGGCTGCGGATGTCGTTATCACTACGGGTCAACAGGGCCTGACCTATAACGCGGTGTACGGCGTTAATCTCGCCAGCGCACTCAGCGAGTATGGTTACAGCTCGACGGTGATCCCCAGTAAAGGCTCTCTGGACAATCTCGACAAGGTCGCCAGCGGTACCGCCCAGATCGGTTTCACTCAGGCTGATGCTTTCCAGTTCTGGCGCAGCCGCCACAGCAACGAAGCGCAGAAGGTGGACATCATCGGCGAGCTGGCTGATGAATGCGTTTTTGTCGCGGTGAAGAAGGGCGGCAAGGTCAGCGATGAAGGTGATTTAAAGGCAGGTGTGAAAATCGCGGTCGGTGAGCCCTCCAGCGGATCGTATGCATCCTGGCAATATCTGCAGGGGCTGGAAAAGGATTACGCCAAAGTAGAGACCTATGCCAAAGGCGGTGTGCGCTCGCTGGCGAAAGTCACCACTGGCGAGTATGACGCCTTCCTTTGGGTATCTGCGCCGGACCGGTCGAATAAGTTTCTGGAGGCGGTTAATCAGGAAGGCAGCGGCCTGACGATGATCGATATGAACGGCTGGCACGTTGACGATAAATTGCCGAACGGGAAGCCGGTGTACGAGATGAAAAAGGCGGTTACCGAATCCGGCTGGCTGAGTGATTCGAAGGTGAAGGTTCCCTGCACTAAGACGCTGGTGGTCGCCAATACCGATGCCGGTGATGACATGCTGGAAACGGCCTCGACTGTCCTGCTGAAAAACCTGAGCCGGGTACTCGGCACCAACGGTAAGTAATCATGCTGCGCAGGCTGTGTTTCTTGGCGCTGTTTGTCGTTCTACTGTTCGTAGCCTGGCGGGTGGCTGGCATGCTGATGGATCTGGTTCTGCTGGTGGTTATCGTCGGGGCGCTGGCGGTGTGCTGGCCAATCAGAATAAAAAGAGGCTGACGGGCTCAGCCTCTTTAAGATAAAGATCAGCGCATGATCAATACCGCTTCTTAAAAGTATTTTTAAGCTTTTTCCTGTCCTTGGTGTAAGAAACGAAAGAAAGTACAGCGACTATAAAAAGAACTACCGCCAGTGCTAAAATGAGTAAATTTGCCATGCAGGTGTAACCCCTTGAAATGTATGTGGACATTTTTGTTTTTTTGTGGGGAGGATTCTATGGTGAGGGTAAGAAAAATCCTAATCAATAGTTTTGGTAAATTTATAATTTTAGATGATTTTTTATTGTTGTTATTGAAATTATATTTCATGCATTGATTATGCATAATCCGACTGATTATTGAATCTTAAGGAAGAAGTTAGCGCACTGGTATCGCAGCATGTTGACTTAGTGAATGTTGCATAGCTAATGTATGCGCGTGGTGAATCCCCCTATGCGGAGGGGCGACCAGTCAGTTACAGAACCTGTAAATGCAGCGCGGGCCATGCCGACTGGGGCATGCTCACCGGGAGGCACCCGGCACCACGCAATGCCACTAAGCTATTTGGTAGTGGGGTTGTCGTTTCGGCTTCTCCAGCTATGTTTAAAAGGCAGTAACGGAAAAAGCGAGCGCTCGCCTGGTAAATCGGTAGCTCGGACTATTAGGTACGTCTCGATCCGGTACAGAATCAGTATTGCCTACATTTCTGCCCGTTCCTCTGAGCGGGCTTTTTTTCGTCTGATTAAGGCACTTCAACTAACCAAAAACATTTAAGGGCTGCGCTAATACGTGGCCTTTTTCATTTCAGGCTCACGGGAACCATCATAGATACGGCTCGTTGTTAAATCAGCCCGATGGGCCTGCCACCTTTATTCACACAGCACCCCGTTAACCCGGAGGTGAACCTATGGCAAAGCATATGCAAGACAAAGAGAGCATGGCCGGAATCACCTGGCTGGCTCTGCTGATCATTGCTGGTTGGGGCGGCCTTGTCCGATTCCTGATGGATGTGAAGCAGGGCAAAGCAAAATGGAGCTGGATAAATGCTTTTGCGCAGATTGTGGTTTCGGCTTTTACCGGGGTCATTGGTGGGCTCATCAGCATTGAAGGTGGACTGAGTATTTACATGATACTGGCCACTGCCGGTATCAGTGGTGCTATGGGTTCCGTAGCGCTCACGTATTTCTGGGAACGAATCACCGGAGTGAAAGCACAATGACAGCAGACCAGATTATCGAGGGGATCCTCGGAAAAGAGGGCGGTTATGTCGATCATCCCTCTGATAAAGGCGGGCCAACCCGCTGGGGCATCACGCAAACCACAGCTCGCGCACATGGCTACACCGGTGATATGCGAAACCTGCCCAGGGAAACAGCAAAGCAAATCCTGCTGAGCGATTACTGGACCGGCCCCCGGTTCGACCAGGTAGCGAGTTTGTCTACGTTACTGGCGGATGAGCTTTGCGACACTGGCGTGAACATGGGGCCCAGCGTCGCCAGTAAGTTTTTCCAGCGCTGGCTCACTGCTCTGAACATGCGCGGGAAGCTATACCCCGATCTGATCCCGGATGGCGCCATTGGCCCACGAACTATCACCGCGCTTAAGGGATATCTTTCAGCCCGCGGGAAAGAGGGT